ACCCTCGGCAGGAGTCGAACCTGCATCGCCGCCTTGAGAGGGCGGTATCCTGGCCGATTAGACGACGAGGGCATCTGGCCCGGTTAGGCCGGGCCGGTTATTCGTCATGGTGCTGGACAAAACCTTGTCCCGTTCCACACACAGTGTGTGCATCCCTGCGGGCAGCATTTGCAACACTCCTTTGGTTTGGTCGTGACATTCCCGTATGCGTCACGCTCTGCTACACTCGGATCATAATCCGGCGTGTTCATGCGACCCCCGCTTTCCCGAAGAACTCGATGTCGCCGCACAACACTGCGGCATGGTGCTCGAGTTTCTCTAATCCGGGCATCAGTTCCTCGTGCCGAGCGTGACTCGCCCGTCTGCGAATCTCGTTCGCAGTCGCTTTCTCCAGTGCTTTTGCTTCCCTGTACGCTTCTTCATCCGTGCTGTCCCAGTGCTTTCGCATTGTATTCTCCACGTTCGATATGCATTGTTTCACATTCCATCTGAAAAGTCCCGCTGACACAGAATGGCCACTCACATAGGGCAGTATGTCCACTGTCCACGCTGCCCACAGTGAAGGGTCATAAGGACCGCACCCGCACACCATCAGCACAGAGCCGCATACGCGGCCATCACGAGACAGAGTGTCCGCACATGATTGTTCCCCCTACTGTATGTATTCAATTGCCCCTGCATCGGTGCAGGGGATGGGACGGTACAGCGTCAGAGTACCGTCCTCACCCGCACACCGCTTAGGCTGTCACGCCTTCAGGACGGCCAAAACGGCCCGCAATCGGGGTCTTGGTGGAGCCGTTCTTCGGAGCATCCGCATTCTTGATGTAGGCATTAATGCTGATGACCAGAGGTTGGCCGTTCACCATCACCGGCGTAGGAATGTTGCCGTGCGTACTGGCCACGATCAGGGTTTTTCCTGTGGTGGACAGAGGCAAATCCTTTGCGTCGTTGACAGGGATGCTCAGAATCAGGTTTCCGTTCCTCAATTCGGCCTTCAACATGGTAATTCTCCATACTGTAAATGGGATCGACCAACATCCATAGCACACGCCATGATGCAGGCCGATGGATTTGCATACCGGAGTTGAAACGATGCTGCTTCACGGGGGATAGTCCCCCCGATGCTCACCTGTGGCTCTCATAGAGCACTTCCAGACTGCCAAGCGGACAGTCTTTGATCGCCCAGTAGTCAAAACCCATAGCCACGAGTTCGCCCAATAGCTGTTCACGATCCATAGCATCTCCATTGTAAAGGCATTATCACCCGTGAAACAGCATCGCCGAATGGTGTCTACCCATGAAAAAGGCCGGTCTAAGTGACCGGCCCTTGTCGCCTGCTACTGTACATCGTCCGGCGTACCGAACGCCCGTACATAGCTGGCTTGCAGCTTTGGCGTGTGGTTAGACCGTCCCCGTACCATAGGCGCCCTCATCTTCCGAGTCTTGGACAGCCGCAGCCATCCCTTGAGCCCAGAAGGTTTAGACGGAGCCCACGGTATGCTTGACGTAACGTGGCTTCCTGCTCTCTGGGGACAGAGATTCCCCAGAACCCTGATCGCATTCCCTTCACTGCGGGCTTGTTCGTCGCAGAGACCGGCCTTGCCCACACGACGCCGACGATTGGATCGCCTTGTCATGAGCAGACCCCTTTCGCTTGCCCCGTCCGGCCTCTACAGGCTACTGTCGTGAACCCACGACGGGGCTTTTCTTTGTACTGCTTGCCTGCCAGTTTACGTCTGGCAGACGGCCGGTTTACAGTCTCGGACAGGACCACCTGGGAAGCCGGTTTACGGCACGTCGTGTGCCACCGTTTTGCTGTCCCATCGTCCATGATACGCAAAGTATACCACATGCCCGCTTCGTTTGCAACTAAAATCCGGTAGTCCAATGCTAAGTCTTTATGCCATAAGGGTTTGTGGCGGAATTGTTTTTGCCGTGTATGCGTAGTACACCATAGAACAGGTCTTAAGACCTTGTTCCGCAAGGGTTTGTGGCGGTCTATCTGGACACCTGGTAAAATGCAAAGAATTTCCTATTGTATAGAGATGCCTTAGCTTGTATAGAATTTCACAAGCGTTTCTATAATCTATGCGATAGGCTTTTCCAGAATCTTTTCTTAATACTTTAGATGGTCTTATAAGTTAAAGTATTATAAGACGTGTGTTAGTCGGGTTTTAAGACATGTCCAAGACGCGATAAGTCTGGACCATGCTGGACCGTCGTGGACTATACTACAAATGTAGTAGTAAAGTACACTGTTTTAGTGAACATTAGGCGACTTGGACGACCTGAACAGACAAGCCCACGTTTCCCTCAATGTGTGGTGTGTTCTCGAGTACTTCGTGCCGATGATACCGGGAGCATGCCTGCGTAAATGCGGGAATCTTGCTGGCTGTGGCGTCTGTGGCCGGACTACATCATGGCGATGTAGGCAGCAATGGCAAGGCGGATGATGAACAGGCCGATCTGTAGGCGTGTGCGTGTCATGTTAGACTCCCGCGTTAGATCAGTGACGGAAACTGTCGCCGGATGACAGGTTGGATAGCAAATCCCAAAAGCTGCCCCCCGTGCCGCCGCTATCTCGTATGGCGAAGTAGACGCTACGGGCCGAAACTACTATGCCAACGATGGTAAGGCCGATCCAGATGTAGCATTCTGTGTCCATGCTTATAGTATACGACATCCCAGGTGGCGTGCAAACAGATTTTCGTATAGGATTTGCTTGCCTGCCCACGTTGGCACGGTCGAGAAGGCCCACGTTATAAGACGCCACGCACCCCGTGGGGTGGCACCCCGGAGTGTGGCGGCGAGCGGGACGGGTCCTCCATATGAGACCCCCGAGATGTGGCAAATTTCAGATAGTGGAGTCAAAGGGTCCACAATAAGAAGGGCCTGACCGACGCTGGCCATGCCCTCAACCTATTGGCGCGTAGATGGAAATTTGAGAAGAATCTTTGCAAAAACCGCTGAAAAGGGCCGGATACCCGTCACATTCCTCCCTATGTTGCAGGGGAGTATACAGTATGTACCAACACCAATTGTAGGAGGACCCATGAATGATGTGTTCCTGACAGACAACGGGCTACAGCGGGCGATCCCAGGAGCCCTGAACTACCGGAAGGACCCGGATGCCGACACCCAGGCCCTGACCAATGCGACGGCAGACGCCGACGACACGGTCACTGTGGTCGGCGGGAAGCGTTATCTGCTGATTGCCGTGGCGACAGGGGGATTCTACGCGGGTCTGGAGACCGTGGCGACAGCGGCCAACGTGCAGTGGGTTGCCGCCCTGGGACAGCCGGGCGTCGTCATCACCGTGCCCCTCGGGGAGACTACCCTCCACTACGCAACCACCGCCAACAACGGTAAGGCGTATCTTATCCCGCTCGCATGAGCCGCAACCTCGTGGTAGGGGGATGTTGTCCCGTGCCGCACAAAGTGCGATTCCTGTGAGGAGTTGGGTCCATGAGGAAGAAGAAGTATCCCGCCAAAGGACAGATCGTCGCGATCGATTGGTTGGACATCTACAGTGACAGTGGGTGGCTCGACGCCGAGGAGCAGGAGACATTCGGACCCGCCAAGTCGCAGAGCGTCGGGATAGTCCTCTCGTGTGACGACAAGGTGTTGAAACTGGCGCACAACATGTGTTTGGAAGATGGAAAGTCGGACATCACTGCCTATCCGATGGGGGTGATCCAGAAGATAAGGGTGCTATAGGATGGCAAAACGTCCTGAGAAAGAGAACAAGGACCTGATGGAGCTCGGAAAGAAGTCCCGAGCGGGTCGGGTCTTGAGTGAATACCTGCGGGGGATCGCGAGCGAGCAGACCGAGACGGTCGTTGATCCGGTCACTTGCAAGCCGGTTATCGTCAGCAAAGGCGAGTATCTGGCCCGCAAACTATGGGACAAGGCCCTTGGTCGCTTCATGCGGGAAGACCCCGAGACCGGCAAAGTGGAGATCGTGGAAGGGGACATCAATCTCGACTGTGTGAAAATCCTCCTGGAAAGAGTGGAAGGCAAGGCTGGTGTGAATTCGGATGCTGCCGATGTCACGAAGCCAACGGCGGCGGACAAGGTGAGTGAGATCAACAAGAGACGATTGAACGTGATGGCGGAAGGGGGCGACGAGTGATCGGCAAGGGCTACGCGGAGCACCCGAACCTGCCAGAGCCGTTCCCAACGAATCGCCGATTTTGGACCTGCCAGAAGACGGGCCTGAAGGTCCCGATGCGAAAGGATGAAAACCTGAAGTACCGGGAGACACTGTTGCGAAACGCAGAACGAGACCCGGTGCTTCAGGCAGACATTCTTGCCGCGTGTGCGATCAGCGGCCTGTACTGGGTGAACGTCTTCGGCTGGACGTACTGGCAGTTCGAGACCGATCCGGAGACGGGCAAATCTCGACCAGCCAAGATCACGCATCAGCCGATGATTACCTGGGAGTGCCAGGAGGTTGCGTGGCAGGCGTTCGAGGACGCCTTCTTCGGCGGCGAGGACATCGGCGTCCGCAAGAGTCGTGACATGGGGGCATCGTGGGAATGCACGTTCTTCATCCACCACAAGTGGCTGTTCCGTCCCGAGACCCAGATTCGCGAGATGTCACGAACCGAGGACTACGTGGACGGGCCGACGAGCAAGAGCCTGTTCTGGAAACATGACTACATCAATACCTGGCTTCCGGAATGGATGCGACCGCCCGGCGTCACGGAACGGGGCACGAAGAATCGGACGAAACTACGCATCTTCAATGAACTGAATGGCTCGACCATCGCAGGCGAGTCCACGACCAAGCACGCCATGTCTGGCGACCGCTGCCAGATACTACTGCTGGACGAGTTCGCGAAGGTGGAGAACGGCGAGGAAATCAGAACGGCGACGGCGGACGTGTCCCCGTGCCGGATTGTGAATTCAACTCCAGCAGGGGCGGGTACGGAATACAGTCGGTGGCTGAATTCAGGACAGATCAAGGTGGTTTCCCTCATGTTCTGGGATCATCCAGAGAAAGGGGCGGGACGCTTTGTTCTCAAGGACCCGATTACCGGCAGATACCAGATCAGTTCCCCTTGGTTGGAGCGTCAGAAGCAGAGACGCACAACGAAGGAAATCGCACAGGAAGTGTATGCCGAAGACCTTGAGGCCGGTGACACATTCTTTGATCTGGGAGAGATTGAGAAGCACTCCACTCTATTCGGGCGTGATCCGAAGGGGCGGTTCAACATTTGTTTGAAAGAGCGGACTCCCAATGACGACATTGCCGACATCCTCAAGCGAAGGGATATTCGGTTCTATTCGCTGAGACCGGCAGGCCAAGGGAAGCTGGAAACGTGGGTCGAACTCATCGACGGTCGCCTCGATCAGTCGAAGACATACATGTTTGGAATCGACACCAGCACCGGGCGAGGAGCCTCGGAGTCAGTGGTCAGTATCCGCTGCAAACAGACGGGGGAGATTGTTGCAAAATGGCGATGCCGAAACACTCCCCCGCATGATTTTGCACGGGTGATCGTTGCGTTGGCCCTGTGGTGTGGCGGGGCCAACCCACAACGACTCCCGTTCCTGAAGTGGGAAAAGAATGGGCCGGGACTCGATCTCGGCAAACTGCTCGTGAAGGAGTTCAAGTACCCCTTCTATTATCGCAATGAGCAGGTCGGCACGGTAGCCGAGAAGAAGACGGACAAGTACGGCTGGCATTCCAGCCGGGAGAGCAAGCAACTTCTGCTGCGGGCCTATGAGCGGGCCTTGCTCACGGGCAAGATCATCAATCACGACAAACGTGGCCTGGAACAAGCGAAATACTACATCTTCTACCCTGGTGGAGGCGTCGGACCTGCGGAATTGCAGGATAAGAACCAAGCCGAGATGCTCCTCCACGGTGACGTAGTGATCGCCGATGCTCTGACGGCGGACGACAGCGAGGTCAACGAGCCGAAGAAAGCGTCCCCCTCCGCACCGCATCGTTCCTGGGGCTATCGTTATGAGCAGTGGAAGAAGAGCAAGCTGAAAAACAAGGGCTGGCGTAGGAGATTTGATTTCCGATAATGCGGATCATAATTGCGTGTGAGTTCTCTGGAATCGTGCGAGACGCTTTCCGGGCCAGAGGGCATGACGCGGTGTCCTGTGATCTGCTCCCCACGGAGCGTCCAGGGCCGCACTACTTGGGGGACGTGCGAGACATCATCAATGATGGCTTCGATCTGATGATTTGCCATCCACCCTGCACTCATTTAGCGGCTTCCGGAGCAAGATGGTGGCCGGAGAAGATTGAATTACAGCGGGAGGCGTTGGAGTTCGTCAAGTTTCTGCTCAACTCCTCCATACCAAAGATTGCCTTGGAGAACCCGGTTGGCAAGATCAGCACTGCGATTCGCCCGCCGGATCAGATTATTCAGCCGTGGCAGTTCGGGCATGGCGAGACGAAGGCAACGTGTTTGTGGTTGAAAGGGCTTCCGTTACTTGTTCCGACCAATGTTGTTGAGGGCCGGGAACCTAAGATTCATAGAATGCCGCCGGGGCCTGATCGTTGGAAAGAACGATCACGCACGTTTCCGGGCATTGCTGAAGCAATGGCGGATCAGTGGGGAAATTTATGAGCGTAGAACTGAATGCACAGACGCTCGGCGAAGCTGTGAAAGAAGGTTTCGAGAGGATGAAACGCTACCGCAAAGCCCGAGCCATGTTCATCAAGGATTATGTGGGACACTACTTCCAGGCCGAGCAGGGATTGACCGGCGAAATGCCGATCAATCTGGTCTTCATGGCGATTCACGCCCTGGTCCCGGCACTGATCCAGAAGGAAGGCGTCAACAAAGTCACGACCCAATTCCTTTCCCACAAGGACTATGCCGAGTTGCTCGGTCTGGCCGTAGACAAGTTGCAGAAGCAACTGAAGCTGCGGCGGACCTTGCGAGCCGGGGTCGTGGACATGTGCTTCGGACTGATGATCGGTAAGACTTCGGTTGCCGCTTCCGGCATGTTGATCCCTGTGGGCGACGATGAAGACGTGGACCCAGGACAGGTGTACACGGACCTCGTGAGTCTGGACGATTTCACATTCGATCCGACCGCGACGGCGTTCGACAAGGCGGCGTTTCTTGGGCATCGAATCCGCGTGCCGCGAGAGACCCTGCTGGAATACGGATGGGACAAGGCAGTAGTCAAGCGCATTCCGGCTGCGAACACGCATCCACACGAGTCCGGATGGGTTCAGTCGATCACGCAGGACTCCAAAGAGTCTTCCACGATGTATGACATCCAAGAGTATGTCTATGTCGTGGAGGTCTATGTCCCGGATGCCGGGGCTGTGGTGTACATCCCAGACCCCTATCAGATGACGATGGACGACTTCTTGCATGTGCAGGAATACTACGGACCCCCGGATGGGCCGTACACCATCGGTTCTCTGACGCAGCCGGTGCCTGGCAATCCATTCCCGATTGCCCCGGTCGGCATGTGGCGTGACTTGAACGTCATGGCCAACGAGATTTTCAAGAAGTTCATGGGACAGTCCGAGCGGCAGAAGGACATCCTCCTGTACGCTCCGCAGCTTGCGGACGTGGCCGATGCGATCCGCACGGC